GATAGTTAGAGAGAATATATATTAAATTAAATTAAAATTAATATATATATATAAATGCCGGATTTTAATCCTTTTTCAGACGAAGGAAAAGAATGGTTAGAAACACATATGGTTGAGTACCAATATGATTCAATAGAAAATATCGGAGGAGGTTTAACAAGAACTCATAGTTCAAAAATAAATAATTTAAAAGTTGTAAAAGAAAAAAAGGAAATAGAAAATACAAACCAGGAACCCAAAACAGAGAGAAAATTAAATTACAATATGAATTAAAGTTTTTTAAATACTTTTATTAAATTCTAAATTAAAATATCGTCAGGATGTTTCACATTAGTAATAATAATTTTATTCTCAGTCTCAATCAAATCTTTAATATTTTTTTTTGATTCACCAGAAAGTTTTGATTCTTTACTTTTGGAAATAGTATTATTATTTGAAGTTTTACAACATTCACAGCATTTGCAATATTCAAAAGGATTAATTGGTTTGAAAACTTTATAATATTTTTTGTACTTATAAACATATTTTATTATAAATGGTAAACAAATTATATTCAAAACAAAACAACAAATGCTTGATATTGATATTATAGTTAGTGATTTTGAATATGAATTAAATATCAAATTATAAATTATTAGAATAGATAAAATTAAATTATTTAAGTAACGTGATATAAAGTGAGTTATTAATTTGTTTTTATTTGATTTATGATATGCTGATATTCTTTTTTTAGTATAACTTGCCATATTTTGAGGTTGCACCTCTTCATCATTAATAAATGTAGAATGATTTATAAAAATATCATTAAATATTGCTAGATTTTTAACTTGTGACAATATAAATTCAACTGATAATGATAAATAAATTTGTAAAATAACAGTTTGTCTAAACCACCACTCTAATTCTCTCCAAGTTAGTCCTTGCCATCTCCAAGGAGGCCAATTAGAGCATAAAATGTTAAAATTATTGAAAATAATAACTAAATTAGATAATAATATTATAGAAAAATCAGCTATCAAAAACCAAATAATCGCATAACCATCATAAATAATCCCAATTGATGTTAAAATTCCAATTCTTGATACAACTTCTGTTAATCTATATAAAGTTAGTAACGCAACATAAAATGTATTTTTATTTAGAATTTTTTGTCTAATATTAAATTTACCATCAAAGTTATTTGAAGCTGATAAATTTTTAATCAAAAAAATAGTGCGTGCAGATGAATTAAACATATTTACTTCATACGAAATTAAGCTTGATACTAAACTGAAAACAGATATAGCAATAGAGATATAATATATTGATATTTGATTGATACTATATATATGTGCATTTTTTAAAATTATAAATAGTTGAAATAAAGCTTGTGGTGCACTTTCTAATAAACACTCATTCATTCTATAAGTCATATATACTTGATTATCTCTACCATACGGTTCCATTAACACTCCAAATGCAGATTGCATAATATTTATTTGTAATACTGTTTTAATAAATAACCAAAGAACACCGAGGAAAAATTTAATCCAACCTATTTTAGCTACATTTAGCCAACGTGGCCAATTTCTTATACTATTAACAATATTATAAAAAGTAGGTAATAAAACTATAATTAAACAAATATTAAAATATTCAGAATTTGTTTTATCTAAATCAATTAATACCAATATATCGCTAGCAATATCAAAAAAAAATATTCCAAAAGAAATTAACATTACTAAAAATCTTACTTTGAAATATGTTAAATAAAAACAACCACATCTAAATATAGTCTTATTTGTTGGAAAACATTTTATGTTACAACATTTACACATAAAAATATATAAAATATTTAATTGAATTTTTATATAGATTTAATTAAATTATAAACGCGTATTCTCTCTAAACATAATAAAATTAGAAAATATAAATATATATTATATTATGAAATTGGTTTTTTTAGGTGATTTACAATTTGGACGTGATAATATAAAGTCTTGTAAAATCAAATATATTAGGGATGAAATTAAAAATAAAATAAAATATGCTGATGCTTATTTCTTTAATTTAGAAACCGTTTTTCTAGATGATAAAAGTGATTTAAAATCCATAAAATTAAAAGGCAAGCCAATACATATTTATACAAAACAGGGAAAACATAATATGGATTATTTTAACAATATAGTAGATTCAAATATGAAATATTTAAATAATATGATTCCAAAAAACGATATTTTTGTTTCTTTGTTAAACAATCACACATTAGATTATGGTATTGAGGGATATAATAATACAATAGAAATATTAAATAGAAATAATATGAAATGTACATACAAAAAAAGTTATTATATTGATGATAATTTTATATATTTAAATGCAACAGACCATTGGACAGAAATGTATAAAAATTTAATAAAGTACCCACATATTACAAAATTATATGAAGAAAATTTTTTATTTATTAATACCTATGAAATGGAAATATATACATATAAACTAATAAAATACTTAAATAAAATTAAGGGTAATAGAACATTCATATTTTCAATTCATTATAATACTAATTTCATGAGCAGCGATAACTATACGAATTATAAAAAGAAAACATATTTAAGTGACAAATATGAATTATTTTTTAAAAAAATATGTGATTTAGGTGTAGATATTATATTTGGTCATGGTTATCATCATCAAGTAGGTTATGAAAAATATAAAGATAAATTAATAATTTACGGGTTAGGGGATTTCACAGGTGATTTCAAATATTATGAAGATTATGAGTCTGACAAAAATATTATTTTAATATTTAATACAGAAAATACAGAAATTGAAGAACACCATTTAGATGGAGATTTCAAACCTTATAATTTATTTAATACAAAACCTAAATGTAAAGTTTCTTTTCTAAAAAAAGAATAAATTAAATAGATTATGCATCACAAATTTAGGGAGAAAAATCCAATATAAAAATAAATTAAATTATATTTTATTTTTTAGGGATTATTCTCTCTAATTATTTAGTCATAAAAGTAAAATTAAAATATTTTTTTTTTGTTTGAATTATATATAATGAAATTAGCTAATTTAGTAAAGAATAAGTATTTCTGTTACTTAACTTATGCGCTCATGGTTATTAATCTTTTAGGTTATGTTAGTGTAGGCGCAATGGAATGCGTTGTTATTTTTGCTCTTGCAACATTTGCTTGCAAGAGCTGCCTTACAAAGAATATGTGCTTATGCATAATTGGAGGTTTATTTGTATCAAATATTTTATTTGGATGCAGTAAGGTAAAGGAAGGATTTAGAGAGGGCATGGATCATAAAGAGGATAAATGTTCAGAGGAGAACAAATCTGCATTACAAAACCAAATCTCAAGTTTACAAGCAGAATTGGATGCGTGCGATGAAGAAGCAACAGAGGAAGAGGAGACAAAGGAAACAGAGGAAGCATCTGACAAACCGGAAAAAGAGGCATTCAGAAACAGACGACGCGGAAGAAGAATGGCCGTTAGAGGTGCTGTAGCAACCCTTCGTAGAGCTGTAAACTCATACTAAAAATATAATTTGTAATTTATAATTATTTTATGAATTGTATATATATAATGAAAGTAAAGACTTTAGGGAAAAAGGCAGGAAAAATGGTTAAAAGTTTGTTACATAATAAATATGTATTATACTTAGTTTCATTTTTAGCATTAACTAATATTATAGGATATTTAACTATTGGTGACAATAGAGCGTTGGGTATGTTTTTAGCTTTAGTATTAATTACATCATACTTTACTAAGAATTTAATAATTATTTTTGGCGTGGCAATGTGTGGAGCAAATGTTCTATTAGCAAACAATGTCGTTGAAGGTTTAAAAAATAGAAAGAAAAAAAAGAGAATTAGAGAGGGAATGGATCACAAAGATGATGATAGCGATAGTGATGACGATGACGATGATGAACCATTCGGTGGTGGTAAAAAAGGTCGTGTAGATTTTGATGCTACAAGAAAGGCAGCATATGCAAATTTAGAAAAGATGCTTGGTCCACGTGGCGTATCAGGATTAACCAAAGATGCAGGTAAATTAATGAATCAGCAAGAAAAAATGATGAAAAATTTAGAATCTTTCGCACCCCTTTTATCTAAGGCGGAAAAAATGATGGGTCAATTTTCTAACATAAGTGGAAGTTTAGGAAATGTTGATGGATTATTAGAAAAACTAGCAGATGGTAAACAAGAGCTTGAAAAAAAAGAATAATAGAATAATATAAAGTAAATGCCAAGAAGATGTCCTCCAGGTGTATTATGTATAGAAAACGCAACAATACTTTTTATTATTTGTGTATTATTAGTAATAGCATTATATTATTATTATAATAAAACTTTACTATTATCTTCAAAAGTAGAAAATAATGTTGATTATAATATTTTCCCCCCAGCCCAACAACCGAATTATAATGTAGAGTTTGTTCAATCAAAAGATATATTTACAAATCCCTACATGCCTCCCTTGAAACATAATTTTTTTGTTCCGCCTACAACAGGAGATCCAAGAGGTGTTCCAATAAATATTCCAACTAGAGGATTTTTTCCAGAATATAAACAACTAGGAATATTAAATCGTATAAATGGTAAAGAAACTGTGCTTTCATTATTGGGAAGACCTTTACATACAAATCGTCAAAAATGGCAGTACTACACAATGAGAGAATATAATAATATAAAATTACCAGTGAGTAAAAATGGTAGAAGTTGCACAAGTGAATATGGTTGTGATGAATTGTTTAATGGCGATACTGTTTATGTTGAAGGATATAAAGATGCTTTTAAAGTGACAATATATGAATCGGAATCACCAAGATATATCCCATATTTATAAAAAAATTATATATATTTATATAAATAATGATTTCTTCACTTATTGCTGGGAATAAATCGCTAACTTTGAATATAAAAGAAAAAGATGTGGCAACAGAACAAAGAGAAAAATTTGTAATTTTTAAAAATACTTTAGAAATAATTACTAGAATAAAGGAAGGAGATAAATTAAGTAAAACAGATATCTATTATATTGATGAAATAGGAATGGTCCAAAAAATTAAAAGGTGGTGGTGGAATCAAAATAGGAAAAAAACATTTGATGATTTAAACAGTGATTTTACAAAATTTGCTGATTTTTTAGATAAGTTATTAATGAATTTTAAACCAGTAAATAAAAAGTATATAGCATTATGTAAAGAAATTATTTTATTTATAAATGATTTAATGATAGGATTATATAATTTGAAAACTACATATCCAGATTATAAAGAAATTAGATGTAAAATAGATAGTATTATATTAACATTAATAGATTTTAAAGAAAATTATGTAGAAACAAAAAGAATAAAAAATAGCAATAGTGAGATTTCACAAAGACGTAATAGTTTTGATTTATAAATAATAGTTAATTTATATATTAATTATTATTTAACCAATTAGTTTTTTAAGCTTTATATCAGTAAGACTCCAGCAATTATTTTTTTGACTTTTATTTTTTCTTTTTTTATTGTTTTTCTTTTTTCTTTTTTTTAAAGATTTACTTTTTCTACCTCCACCCAAACTTGCAAAAGAAGTATAACCAGTTTTTGATTCACCACCTCCTCCTTCTCCACCAGCACCAGTTCCTCCTGGATTTTGGCTCGTAACACTAATGTCGCCGGGGCTCGCCGAGGCAGACATCAATGCCTTTGCTTTTTTTCGTCTTACTTTTAGTAAGGATTTTGAAGCACCAGCCCCCGCCCCTTCTTTAATTTCTCCTTCTTCGTCTGATCTTGGAATATTACACCATCTAACCGTTTCAGCAAAATAATTATTATTTATTTTACCAGCAATTCTTGTAGGTTGTTTTATTTCATTTACATAGTTTCCTGCTTCATCAGTAGCGGGTGGTAGTGGTTCTGGTTTTATTGCTTTTGTGAGAATAGCTCTTTCGACAACACCTTTCTTTTTTAGGTTACCATCATCATCAAATCTAGCATCTCTTTTTCTAGAAGAACGAGGTAAGGTTTCAACATCTAATCTTTTATTAGGTCTTTTATTATTAAAGTAGCCTTGTAAATATGGGTTTTCATCTTTACCACCTAACCAATTAGGTAATACTTGAAGAGATTTTACAAAATTAACAATTTTATCATCTGTTAAAACCCAAAGTTTATCATTAGTTTTTTTTGGCGATGATGGAACTTGTGGTGCAGGCACTTCTTGAATACAAGTATCACTATTATAACCAGGGTCATCACCTACTACAGATGAATAATCTTCAGTATCGTCGGAATCTTCATCAACATCTTTACCTTCATCAATATCCTCATCAATATCCTCATCAATATCCTCATCATCATGTCGTTTAGAGCTACCATCTCTTTTTGAATCACCACTAGCTACGGCAGCGGCATCAGGTTCTCTTGTTTTTAATCTTGGAACAAAGAAACAAGAAACCCTCATTCTAAATTCTAGTTCTTGTTCCAAAACAGGAATTTTATAATCAGTTACTCTTGCAAGTTCTTTTTTATATTTTTGTTTATCACTTTCCTTCAGTCCAATTTGTTCAATAAATTCATCAAATCTTGCTAATTTTCTTCCAATTTCACCCAACCCCCCACTCTCATTTAGTTCTTTTAGAGCGTATAATCTAAATAATTTTATTATTTGTTCTGCATTTATTTTTTTTATTCTAGATAAAAATGAACTAGGAACAGATAAATCAGGAGTTTTAAAATACTTAATAATAATATCTATAGAAACCGCAATATTATCTTGTGTTTTTGCTAACTCATCAAAATAATTGTCTGACAATCTCGGACACGAATTTAAAAAATTAATTTTTATTATATTGTATAATAAATGAATAACCAAAAAGAATAAAGTTCTTTTATCGTTATTATCTCCCCTAGAATAATTTTCAATTCTAGATTCCAACTCATTTCCGTTTGAAAAATATCTACTAAAAATAGCAAGGGCTGTTTTTTTAAAAACATTTTCTCCAGTCATTGTTCTTTTAAAATCATCGTTTATATTATTGACCTTTTCACTAAAATCATGTTCTCTAGATGGAATAGCTACATAAAGAGGCTTATAAGATGTACTAAATTCACGCTCATCTCTATCAGCTTTACATATATCTAATCCTAATAGATGTTGAGCAGCACAAAAAAACTTATTTTTATCAGATTTTATTTCGCCAATAATGTTACCTTGTAATAAAGCATTCAACGAATCATAATTACCTATTATATGGGCTCTATATATATCAGTTTTAATTAAATCTAAATTTTCACTAATACACAATCTAGAATTCATTTTTTTAGACAATAATAAAGTCTGACATAAAGTAATTAATATAGCCATTTCTTCAATAATAAAACCTAAGTCTTTTTGTGATTTAATAATTCTGGAATAATCACCGCGAGAAGCTGTGTCACCAACGGTTGCTTTTGATTCACCACCGCCACCACCACTACCTTCAGCTGTTATAGCAGATTTTGAGTCACCACCACCACCACCACTACCTTCAGCTGTTATAGCAGATTTTGAGTCACCACCACCACCACAACTTGTTCCATCACTTATTTCATTACATAAACTCATTTCAGGAGTACTATTAAAATTTAATTCATTTCTTTTAGATTCTTGTTCTAGTTCCGCAATTTCGTCTTGCATTTTCTGAGAAGTTTTAATTTCACCACCTGCAGTTTTTGAAGACCCGGCTTTAGATTCACCACCCCCTCCGCCAGGAGTAGTAACATTATCAATTTGTTTTCTCAAGTTAGCAATTCTTTTTTGAATTTTTAGTTGTCTCTCGTTATGTCTAGATCTTTTTTCAGCTAATATTCTAGCATTAATTTCTTTTAAAGATTTTTTATCTGCACCACTTAATTGTTTTTTTTTCTTTTTAGAAACTAGTTTAGAATATTTTGTTGTATCTTTATTTCGAATCTTTCTGCTTTTTTCTAGTTCTTTTTTAGCTCTATTAAAAAAATAGCCACGTGTTCCTACTTTTTTAGTAAATCTATATATACCATCACTATCTAATATATTGAATGGTCCAATTAAACAATCAATATTTTGGTCTTCAATTACGCTTTTATTATTTCTAGTTCTAGATTTTTCATCTGCAATTAATGCATCTCTAATTTCAGGTGGTATTTCTGCAGCTTTGATATCTAAACATCCAAATAAACTTCTTGTACAAGGAAAAGACCCATTGCTAGAAGTACTTAAACGTAAGTTATAACCTTGAATTAAAGAACTAAGTTCACCATGTTTCATTAAATGTTCTGCTGTAAGCATACCAAAAACAGAATAATTTGATAATTCTTTATCGAATGAAAGATGATGCACAAATGGCAAATCAATTCCATCTCCTATAGAAGCAAAATGTAACATAGCGTTACCATTAGAATTAATTTCCCATTTAGTTTTTAAATTGCTAGGTAGTTTTAATGGTACTCTATAATCATCACTTTTTCGTAAAAAATTATCTCTATCCTCATTTTTTTTGATATTAGAGAGTCCTAAATATTTTAATGAATTTAATGGATGTAAGAAAGTTTGCTTACCATATCCTTTAAGAAAATTTCCAAAGTTTTTAAATGAAAAGCCTAATACTCCCCATTGTCTAGATCTTTTATAAACTCTATAAAACTTATATAAAACTAAAATGACACGAAGAATAGATATAGATTCAAGTGTTAAATTATCATAAAACGTAGATAAAAAGTCAATTGCAGAGATTCTCGCCATATCTTTTGTGGAATCATTTTTTAATGCATTATAAATAGTTTCTCTTTCACCAGGTCTGACAGGTCTTTCTAGAAGAGCTTGTTTAAATTGTTCATATCCGCCTGGTAAAGAAATATCAGAATTTAGTAAGAATACAACAAAATTATCAGCTTGCCCTCTTTCATCGCGTATAGATCTAAAAATTCTCTCAATAACTTGTGATTTCTCACTTGATCTTAAATCTTGAAGTGTTTTTTCCAATCTTTTTCTTTCTCTTAAGCCTTGTGTTTGTTGTCGGGCTTGTCTAGCTCTAATTATTCTTTGTATATTTTCGCTAGCTTGTTGTTCTCTTTGCACTTGCTGTCTAGCTCTTCTACCTCTTTCCATTCTTTGGATAACTTGAGAAGCTAGCTCTTGCTGTCTTTTTTGTTCTCTTAGTCCTTGTGCTTGCTCTCTAGCTCTTCTACCTCTAACTATTCTTTGTATATTTTCACTAGCTTGTTGTTCTCTTTTTTCTTCTCTTAGTCCTTGTGCTTGCTCTCTAGCTCTTCTACCTCTAACTATTCTTTGTATATTTTCACTAGCTTGTTGTTCTCTTTGAGTTTTTTGTTCTCTTAGTCCTTGTGCTTGCTCTCTAGCTCTTCTACCTCTTTCCATTCTTTGGATAACTTGGCTGGCTTGTTGTTCTCTTTGAGTTTTTTGTTCTCTTAGTCCTTGTGCTTGCTCTCTAGCTCTTCTACCTCTTTCCATTCTTTGGATAACTTGGCTGGCTTGTTGTTGTCTTTGAGCTTGTTGCTTAGCTTGAATTATCTTTTGATAAGCAAATCGCGATTTTTTTACTTGATTATTTCTTAGGGATGAATTAATCTTAAATCTACTAGAAGGCTTAAATGGATTTTCAATATAATGTTCTTGTTGTTTATCTTCAGAATATTGTGTTGATGTTAAAATATCAATATCAGCATTAGAAATAAATTCACCATCAATTAAACTATCAGAAAATCTAGCAATTTGTTCTTCGTGGTGTTTTAATACTTGTTTAAGATTTTTACCTGAAATAAAGTCATTACCATATAAGTCAACTAAGTATTGATATGAATATACTAAAATAGGAATAAGGAACAAAATATATTTATATTGTGGTATTTTTTGCATTTTCAAGTCAACTGTTTTATTTATTGTCGAACTCTTTGATTCACCACCTCCAGGGCCTGTTGGTGTTATATCTCCTGAAGTTATTAATACATCAATTAATTTTTTATTAATTTTTTTAACATTTAAAAATTTTTTTCCTTTTAAAACATTAAATATTCTAAAAAGTATAGTTAAAAATGTATATTTTGTAGTTTCAGCATCATTTGATATTGATAATAAAAATGAACTTTGCAAATTAGATAAGAGAGAATCAATATTGGGTATAATATTTTTTTGTGCAGTTTGAATTTCCGGTTCATCAATTTTAGAAGATAAATATGTAGCTAAATCTAAATTAAATCCAAAAAAAAATGTAATAGCTGGAATATAAAGTTCATTGGTTTTTTTTTCAATAGTCGATAAATAACTAGGTTCCCAATATCTACCAGTTTTTTCAAAAAGTTTTATTTGACTTTCCGGGTTGAGAGAGGCATAAGCCATAATTTTTGTAAGTTCATCTTGTTGTTCTCTATCCCCAGATTGACCCTGACCTCCACCATAAAATAGTTTATGATTTTGAAAAGAAGCTAATAGTATTTTTTTTGCTTCCTTAAAATAGTTAACAGTTTTATTAAATTTTTTTTTATTTTTGTTTTTTTTTCTTCTAAATTCATTCCTAATATCTAAAAATTTTTTTCGGTATGGATTATTTTTATTTATATTATTTAATCTTTTAGGAGTCAAAATAGACATTTATATATACATATTGAAATATTTTTTTATTATTATAATATAATAATGGTTTGTTCAAAAGGAGTAAATTTAAATAAAGAAAATTCGGATGTATGTGGAGATAAGGGTGGAAAGTGTGATTTTCTTTATAGTTATTCAATTGATAAGTGTATGGTATCAAACAAGGCGAATTATTTAGAATTATCAAATATAAGTGGTAAAAGTTCAATGATACAATATGCAGGCGGTTCTTTAACACTAGGTTCAGGAAATGTAAGAATATATACTCCAGCGATTCACAATGTTGTAGGAAGCAGAGGGGTAATAGGAGAAGTAGTAATACATTATGTAAAAAGTGATGGTGGTGATTTATTTGTATGTATACCAATTAAAGAAGATGATGCATCACGATTAAACAATTTTTGGAGTTTTTTAAATACAGTAAAAGATAAATCAGATTCATCTAAGTCAGATATAAAAACAAACGGTTTTACATTAAATAATATTGTAACAAATTGTCGATTTTTTAGATATACAGGTAAAAATCCTATAAAATTAAAGAATAAATGTAGTAATAATGGCGAAGTATTAGTATGGGATTCAACAGATAGTAATATAACAACAATTTCAAGTAGTTATAAAAATAAATTATATAGTTTAATTAATCAACAAAAGTTTGATTATTCTGAAAGTATAAGAGGTTTATTATATAATAAACATGGTGCAATGAAACCAGGTGATGATCCAACTGCATCAAGTGTAGAAATATTGAGTAATTGTACACAGGTAAATATTCCTAAACCTGTAGTAAAAAAAACAAAAGAAGCAGCGCAAAACTGGATATGGATAACGCCATTAATTTTATTGGGTGTATTTGCTTTTATAGCAGTATGTTTTTTTTTCTATAACAGTTGGAATAGTGCTTGGCTAGCACAAAGGGTAGGTTCTGCAGCAAGAAGCGGTGGTACAGCAGTAGGTGAAAATAAAGGAATAGCAGTATTAAGTACATTATTAGTAGGTATAATAGTATGCATAGTAATATTATTTGTAAGACAAGAATAAAATATAATTTATTATTATAAAAATAATTTATATTTAAACAGAAGCGGCATCACGTGTTTCGGTATCTATTGGTTTTACACTAGTTTTAACAATTTTTTTTCTATTTTTTGAAAAAGGTATTTGATTTTTCACAACAGTTTCTTCAAGACTAACGGGAACACTATTATATCTTTGCATTTCTTCTTCTTTTTTATACTCAGAAGGAACAAATTTTTCAACTAATATGTTATTATTATTTTCAGATCTTTTAATAAGTAAGTAAGCAGCGATAACACCTAATGAACCAATAATAGGATTATAATTCAAAAGATATAATGCTGATATTATTACAACAACCTTACCTAGTAGGTTATCAACTAAGCTTGCTACTACATAAGGAACCTGAATATCAAAAACGATAAAAAGAGCAAGCAGTCCAGCTAAAACATAAGTATGTAAATCTTTTTTCAATAACTTTATAATTGACATATATATATATGTTAAGGATTATATTATTTTTAAAGTTTAATTAAATGGATCTAAAAATAAAATTATAAAAATATATAATTATGAATGATGATTGTGCTACCTATTTAGGTGCTAAAGGATATACAATTTATAAAGAAAGTTTAACAGTCCAAGAACAAGAATTAATACGAAGAGAATTAACAGTGCGTCCATTTGCTCCTAAAAGTTCTATTGCTAAACCCCAGGCATTTCCAGTATATCGCGAATCAAAAAAAAAGTTTTATGTTCCTAGATTTTATGGAATGAATACATATGGTATACCTGATGAAGAGCGCATTAGTAGTGGTAAAGATATTGATTTAAAATTTAAAGGGGAACTAAGAGATTTTCAAAAACCGATTGTCGATACTTATGTAAAATCAGCACAAAAGAATGAATGTGGTTTATTAGAGATTCACACAGGTGCTGGAAAGACAGTAATGGGATTAAATATTATATCTAAATTAAAGAAAAAAACAATAATTATAGTTCATAAAGATTTTTTATTAAGACAGTGGATAGAAAGAATAGAACAATTTTTACCAGATGCTAAAGTAGGAAGAATTCAAGGTAAAATTCTTGATATTGAAGACAAAGACATAGTAATCGGAATGTTACAATCAATAGCGATGAAAGAATATCCTCCGGAAGTATTTGCTGACTTTGGTTTAACGATTGTAGATGAATGTCACCATATTTCTGCAGAGGTATTTAGTCGTTCCTTATTCAAAACAGTAACAAAATATATGTTAGGTCTTTCAGCAACTATGAATAGAAAAGATGGATTAACTAAAGTAATAAAAATGTTTTTGGGGGAGGTAGTATATAAAAAGGAAAGAAAAGGTGAAAATAATGTACTAGTTCGTGCTATACAATATACAAATGATGATGAAGATTATTCAAAAATAGAATATAATTTTAAAGGACAAGTGCATTATACTAAAATGATTAAAAAATTATGTGAATTTAATAGACGAAGTGAATTTATATTAAAAGTTTTAAAGGATTTATTAAAAGATAAAATAAATGAACAGATTATGATTTTAGGACATAATAAAAATTTACTAAAGTATTTATTTGATGCTATTAAACATAGAGATATTGCATCTGTTGGGTATTATATTGGTGGAATGAAAGAAAAGGATTTGAAATTGAGTGAATCAAAGAAGATAATAATTGCTACATATGCAATGGCAGAGGAAGGGCTAGATATAAAGACGTTAACTACATTATTAATGGCAACACCTAGAGTAGATGTAACACAAGCCGTTGGTAGAATTTTAAGACGCAAACACACACAGGCAAATGTAATTGATATAGTTGATCAGCATCCAATATTTGAAAGACATTGGAATAAAAGAAGGATATTTTATACGAAGCAAAAGTATAATATTTTAATAACAGATATAGATGGTTATAAAAATAATAAATGGGAACAAATAATGAAAAGAAATAAGAAAAAACCAGTAATTAATCCCGATGATATATTTTTTAAAGGGCAATGTTTAATAAGTAATTAATTACTTGGCGCGTTACTGGTATAATTAGGGTATGAATCTGTTGGAATAGAAAAATTAGTTTCATTATTATATCCATAACTAGATGGTTTCCTATGATTATCTATTTCAATTCCACCTGCACCACCGTGCTGAATATGTTTTCTTCGTCTTCTTTTAGTTTTACGTCTTGTTCTTCTTCTTTTACGTCTCTTACGTCTTATTTTACTTGTCTTACGTCTCTTGCGTCTTGTTTTACGTCTGGTGCGTCTTCGGCGTTTTTTACCACCGCCGACATTTTTAAAAGATAATACACGCGCTTGTTTACGACGAGTTTCTTTCTTTCGTCTTTCATCAGGTTTAATTACTTTAACTACTTCCGCTCTAGGTAAATAATTTTCAGACCTAATATTTTCATTAGTTGTTTGTGAGCGAGTTGTTGGTGTAGCTACAGCTGCTCGTAACATTTGCTCAGATTTTGAAATAGGTTTTTTATTTAAATTAAGATTTAAGCGTGGTGTTGCAGTGGGAATCCTTGTTGCAGCAGGTTTTTCATCTAACCAAGACCAAGGGTCATCTTTTGTGTTTGCAACAGCATCGCTCATAGTTTGTTGAACAGACCTTTCACTTTTTGCAATATCTTCAGGTGTTAAACCTAATAACATTTTAGAATGTGTTTTATCCATCTTATCTAAGGATTTATTCATATATAATAATTAAATATAATTTTTTTCAATAGACATAAGTTGATTTCTGGTGCAAATTTCTTTATTTTGATCAGCTAATTTTAAAGGTTTCCAAAGCTTATATTTTTCACAATAAACGCATTCAATGTTATATTGTTTATCTAAGTAAACAAATTTATCATCAGAAATATTTTCAAAATCATCTTCATCTTCACTTTCTTCAATATTGTCAATGTTTTCATTTTCAATAATTCTTCTAAATAATCTATTCATAAATATAGATGTTTTGTAATCATTGATATATAAAACATTATGTTGTTTTAGATTATTATTTTCATTATAATAGCAATAATAAATTTCAGTTTTTACATCAGGTTTAACAGTAAATGTCATTTCATAACGTTGTTTAATTTGTTCATTAAAAAATGGTGTATTTTTAACTAGATTTCGATGTTGTATGCTATATAATTGATAAGGTAATGTTTCAGCGATTGATATAATTTTTTCTTTATTTGTTTCAATAATTGGCATACCTAAAATAATATCATTATTGGTAAATCCAATTTGTTTTATATTATTTTTAAAAAGTTGTAAAAGTTTATTTAATTTGAAATTTTGATTTTTATTTTCAATACTTTTATTTTTATAATAAAAAATATTCTCGGTATTAAAAAATCTTGAATTTTTATAATAAAATATTGTTCCGAAACAAATAGTTCCATATTTACCAGAACAAAGTATGGATTTAAAAGATACGTTAAATATATAAATATTAGATATAGATTTTTTAGTATTACTAAGCTCTAAAAAAATACAACAAGGTTTACCTTTATAAAATCTAAACCATAAAAAAAATTTTTTTCCTTTAGGTATAGTTAAATAAATATCAGCAGATTGAAATTTCTTATATATTTTTTTTTCATAAGAAAGTTCAATCCTAGGGAATGTTTTAAGTATATATTTTTTTTCAGAAAACGATAGTTTCATTTATTATATTAAGTTGGTGGATCTTTAAATAGATTTGAATGTATTGCTGAAATTATCAGTAAAAGACCCAGCAATAGGATCAGAAGATAGTTGTTCATTATCGGTTTTATTTTTAGATAATTCTTTCAGATAAGATTGTAATTCATTTTTCATATCTTGCTCCTCCCTAATTTTACTTTTTTTATCATTATTTGATTTAGTTATTTCATTTTGCATTTTTTCATACTGCAATGAAGGTTTATTTATTAAATCTTTAGTTTTAGGTACTGTTAAATTATTTTTAAAATATTTATAAATAGAATGAATGACAACTATAAATATAATAGATGATAATGTATTTTTAAAAAGTTCAAACAACATTATATATTATTAATATTGTTAAATAATGATAGAAACGAAATAATTCCATCTTTTAAAAAATAATCATCAATTGAATAATCGGATATAAAATAATAATCAGAAATTTGTTTATTTATTTTTTCAACACGAAATATAATATCTTTATCAATATAAAAATCAAAAATTTTGATATTCATTTTTTTAAATACAAATGGAATTTTTAGTGATATATCATATTTTTTCCAAAATGTATTTGTTTCTATAATTTTATATTTATCAGCATTAAAACTGGTACTTTTATTTCCTCTAGCTTTATATTTATATAAGTCATTATTCGAATCATACTTATATAAACCATCATATGATAATAAGATAGTTTCTTCTTTTGTTTTTTTTTGATATTCTCTTATTGGATGAATAGTATTTAAATTAAAGTTATCTACATAAAACCTCATAATATTAAATATTATAATAAACTATTTAAACCCATTTTGGAATATAAAAGAAAATGAAGGTATTGATAATTGAAAAAAATGGCGATCTAAAAGAAGTATATACTAAAAATAAAATAAAGATAGATGAATTATATAAAAAGTGTAAATTTAGAAATACAAATTATTTCGATAACAGAAATATTTGGGGTTATAATGGTATTTTTATATCATTATTTGCTAAAGATAAAGGCAGAGCATCAACAGAAAATAAATATGAATTACCACCACCAATAGATAGTCAATTATATTTTGGTAATATGGTAGTAATTGCAAATAAAAATAAGGATTATTATGCTGAAGATGAAATAATTGATATGACAAAAGAGATGTGGGAAGATTTTTATAAAAAGGCGATGGGTGGTTTTGAATCATTAGGCGATGAAGATAGTTTTAGTGAAGAAGAGGAACACCCAAAAGAAGATTTAACAAAAAATGGTTATTTAAAAGATGGTTTTGTGGTAGATGATGATTTAGAAATAGAAAGCGAGGAAGAAGAAGATTTTATACCAGATTGTGATGATATAACCAGCGAAAGTTCAGAAGTAAGTATGACGCAAGAGGAATTAGAAGCAGCATATGGCTGTGATAGCGAGGATGAAGAAAAAGAAAAAAAAGATGAAGATGATGAAGAATATGAAGATGATGAAGAATATGAAGATGAAGATGAGAGTGATTCAGAATTAGAGGAAGAATCTTATATATATAAATAAATTGAATTAATATAAAAGATTAAATTAATAATTAAATAGATATATGAGT